CCTCATCTTGACTGACCGCCGAGCACATTGTCACTATTTTCATGAAGAATTCGGTCCTGAAGTGTCTGGTCTGTATTACGGAGGACTCAACGAAGCTGAACTGACCGAGTCTTCCAAAAAGAGGGTCGTCATAGGAACTTTTTCCATGGCACAGGAAGGTCTGGATATTCCCGTACTAGATACGGTCATACTCGCAAGCCCCAAGTCTGATATCGTACAGGCTATAGGTCGAATCATGCGTGAGACCCCAAACGATGGTTTGGGGGCCCGGCCCGGGAAACAGAACGACCCTCTCATATATGATATCGTTGACCAGTGGTCCGTGTTTCACGCCATGGCTCGGAAACGTGCCAACGTGTACAGGGGAGCGGGTTTCGAGATCAGTTCCGCAGGAACTGGGATCCCCGAAGAGCCTCCGTCAAAGACTGAAGTCTTTGGGAAAGGTAAGTGTCTTTTTTCTCTCAACTAAAATTAAATGATACTCGCTCCAGGAGCCATCACCAGTCAAGCGCTTGATCAGCAAATCAAAATCAATAATGCCATTGAAAAGGACATTATTGATGTTGCGTCGGCCAAGCCGTGTCCGTGTCTGGGCGCTCAGGACTACGCGCCTGTGTACCAGTCGAGTGTGAATAAGTAAAGAGACCGAGTCGGGCGCATCGCGCCCGGGGTCGTGATCCCCGCAGGACTCCGAGAGTCCTCTTTAAGAACGGCACTAACGTGCCGAACCTCTCAAAGAGTCCATAATCCCCATCAATATAACACCCCCAACAAAAGCCATAACTATATAATTACACTCTGTGTTGTCCGAGGATACACCCCCTTTTGGAAGCTGAAGCGGTACGTGCGCTTTTGGCCTGGGTGACCATGTATCTTCGAATGGCGCATATGATAGCACCATTTACCTATTTTAGGTTGAGAAAAAAACCAAGTCCCACAGGGACTTGTGAGCCACGCAGTTGGGCCCTGGTCTCTCCTGGAGGCTTCGCTGGGTTTGTAAGCAGAGCTTACAAACTCACTTCCCTTTTCCCCTTCCCCTTGGGTCCACGCTTCTTGGGGCCACCGACCTGAACCTCACGGGTATCTGGGTCGCCCTCGTCGATGCTTACGATATCAGACACGGAGTCCGTCTCTGGAGCCCGTGGTGGACGAGTCATCATCGCTGGAGGAGGACCCATCATATTCATAAGGGACCCAAAGTCCATACCGGGTCCACGCATCTCACGTGGCCCAGACGGAGGGCTGGGGAAGGAGGACATCGAAGATGTCTGACCAGGGCCCTGGCCCTGCTGCGTCCTCTGCACAGCATCCATCATGTTCTGCATGAGACCTGGGTTCTGCTTCATCACCTGAGAAACGTTCGGAACAGCCGCCTTGAACATGCTATTCGTCAAGTGGAACATCATCGCGGACCCGCCGACCATCATAATCAGCTTGACCTCAGGAGCCACCTGAACCTTGGTCTTGTACTTGTTATACAGCTCCTCAAAGACGCCATCATAGTCCTCGACATTCTCCATCATGTTCTGAGACCAACCGTTCAGCTCCAGGTCAAAGGGGTCGAACTTATCGTTCAGGAACTCCAGGCCGGTCACACAGGCGATGAGCATACGACGCTGGAACTTGATGGACCGGTCCACCTCGATACCATACATCATACGTTTGTACTCCGTGCGAATCTCTTCAACGTCTGAGTAAATCGTCAGACGGGCGCTGGTCGCAATACCCTTCTTGGACAAACGGCTAATCTTGTTCAGGAGGTCAGCCTTTTCGTCCTCGATGGTCTTGTATCCGTCCGAAGGCACCTGAGCCCCGCCTCCAGGCTGGAACTCGCCACCTTCCTGACCCTCGCCTTCGTACTCTTCGCCCTCCTCGCCGCCGTCAAACTCCTCTGGAGGTGGAACGGGTGGTGCGGTCCGCTTACCAGGATTCATAAACATGTCCAGACCGTCGTCGACCTGCGGAGGAGGCGCTGAAGGTCCGGGAACACGCTTGGCGAACGGGCTTGGCCGAGACGGCTTGGGCTTTATGGCAACCTTCTTCTCAGGAGCAACGATCGAAATCTCGTCCAACATTGCCGCCTCGTCGTCGTTCAACTTCATCTCCCTATTTCCAGTATCAAAAGTAAACTCCATAGTCTAAGACTTTTGAAGAAAAGTGATTGTTGGCTTTAACGCAAGTCAGCCCCCGGCTGACTTGGAGCCCCGGGGGCCGGACAAGTCGGCCGCAGGCCGACTTGGACTCGAGACCTGAAAAAAATATAGACTATTCGTAAATGGCGTTCAAGTTTGGAAAGATGCTCGTCCATGCGATCATCATCGGTCTGCTTCTGGCCATCCTGGTCATCCTGGTCCAGGGCCGGGGCGGTTCCAGCTCTTACGAGCCCTCCCCTCTAGTGACGACCGCCGGCCCCAACGCCCGGTCCGACCCCAAGAGCATCTTCGACCTCAAGATTGGCCTGGATTGTGTTCCAGGCCCGTCCGAGAATGCGGCGTACTACACCCAGGGCCTGACCCCAGGTGGTCTGTGCGACTCGGGTGAGTACGTGAAGGACCAGCAGCGTGACTATGCCATCGCCGATGGTGTCGGCGGCTCTCTGTTGGAAAAATAAGCTAAGTATAAAATAATATGAGTACCTCGTGTGAGCAGTACGAAACGTACACCGTCAAGGTGGACTCTCGTGGAGCTCCTTCAAACAATTCGTTTGTTGGATACATAAATATCCCATTACGAAATGTCGTCAAGGCTGAACTTTTGTCAGCCAGTATCTCTTCTAATTCAGCAACAACTGCAATTTTGTACGTGTACATCGACGAGCTCGTATCAAAGTTCAATGACAAGTCTGACGTTCAGACGGTCATCAGTGTTGCTGGAAACACTTCCAATATAGGCCCGAACCCTTCCTCGACCACTTCAAACGTGGCTCAGCTTCGAACGGCCCTAGTGGCTTTTCCGACCGATCAGGTGAACGCCCGGAGCGTATTCACGACGAGCTCTTATTGGAACACGGAGGTTGAATACATCGAGCCTATTCGTCAAGTACAACACTTGACTGTGACTATTCTCAAAGATGATGGAAACTTACCGAGCCTTTCAGGAGCGACGTACTTGACCATAAGATTCACGTGTTCCAAGCCTAATAGGTGTTTGTACTGAGACCAGTTGTGTAACTCCCCAAGGGCGCCCTTCGCGTCGAAAACTAAAGTTTTCCTCTACTAGATGGAATACATCGTATACGCTGATTCCAATAACCGAAACTCCAGTTTGTTTCCAAATTCAAATTCATATACTCTGTATCTGACGACCCCCATCAAAAACATCTCAAAGGTGGAGGTTCTTTCGGCCATGTTGCCGAACGTCTTTTCGTCTCAGTATATCACTTTGGATATTCAAGAGCTCCGAACGCCCCGGAACCTCATAGCCTCGGCCCTCGTCACAACGGCCAATAACGTCCTTGTCCCAAACTCGAACGCGTACTACGGGTCTTTTGCGACGATTCCCGTCAAGTGTTCGGGCGGGGCCGCCGCCGTCTATTCGAACCTGAGCACGTACACGAATACGAGCGTCGCCGTAAATCTCGAAATGTACAACGCAAATTATCGCGTATACCAAGAGTATCCGTCACGTATCGATAAGCTCGATCGTCTGACCATCACGTGGCGGCAGCCAAACAACGGCGACGTATTTATCGACAAAAACTTTAGCCCACCGATAGATCTCGGGCGGAACATGTTCCTGCTTCGTTTCGAAACGGTCCAGGTTCCTGAAGAGCCTGAACGCCCTCCGAGCCTTCCAGACCCCGTTCCATGGGACTCGGGTGAAAAGACTAAAACGTACGTCATAATCGCAGCGGCCCTCCTCGCCCTTTTACTTGTTATCTTTGCCCGAAAGTAAATGTTAACCTTTACTAGAGATGTGCGATAGCATCGCCAATGGAGGGCCTGTGGCCTCTGCGGCCCAGCCCTGTCCTCCAGCAAACGTGATTATCGCATCAAACGTCCTGAGCACAAACGGGAACGTCATAGCTGGAAACATCTTCAGTCAAGACGGAACTTTTACAGGAAACTTGTATGTTGCCGGATCCATCATCAGTAATATCAGTTACGTGACTCTGAACGTGTCCGGCACAATCAACGCGGGCTCGGTCGTTTCCGGGGCATACTTTGGGCCCGGCTCTGGCCTTTCCAACATAAACGCCGCAAACCTTTTCGGAACGGCAAACCTCACAAACCTTTTCGTGACCAATCTGTCTTTTACAAACTCAATTTTGCCTACAAATTTGCCGATCCTAAACACGGCCCAAGGGACATGGGGCTCGAGTGCGAACGTGTCCCAGGTAACCGTGGACCAGTACGGCCGCGTCTCGAACGCCGTGAACGTCGCCATCACCTCGTCTCAGTGGACAAGCAACGCGGGAAACGTTGCGTACTCGAACGGGGTCTCCATAGGAACTTTGGTCAGTCCCCCGCCCGGGTCCAACTTGTACGTACTTGGAACGGCCAACATGGACACTCTGAACGTCACGACCCTATTTGCCAACTCGGCGACGGTGTTCGGGTCTCAGACTCTGAACGTTCTGGGAACATCGAACCTGAATATCGTCACGAGTCAGGCGTACTTTGGAAACGGCGCGGGTCTTTCGAACCTGAACGCGTCGAACCTAGCCTTTGGAATCGTGCCGAGCGCGTTGATCCTCGGAAACACTCTGTCAAACATTCAATTGGCGAACGTCTCGGGGTTTTATCCAAACACGTTTTCGAACCTAAACGCGTCCAACTTGGCATTTGGGGTGGTCAGTAGTACCCTCATAACTGGAAACACGCTCTCGAACCTGAACGCGTCCAACCTGGTCCTCGGTATCGTCTCGAGCTCTCTGATCCTCGGGAACACTTTGTCCAACATAAACGGCTCGAACGTCTCGACCGTCCCAACGGCTCAATCAGTGATTGCGTCTGCCCAGCCGAACATCACGTCCGTCGGAAACTTGACCTCTCTGAACGTGGCTGGTATCTTCCAGGCTCAACTTTTGACGGGGAACGCATCGGCCTTGTCAAACATAAACGGCTCGAACGTCTCGACCGTCCCGACGGCCCAGAGCGTGATTGCGTCTGCCCAACCGAACATAACGTCCGTAGGCTCACTTACAGGTCTATACGTCATCGGGACCGTGTATGGTGGGACGTTTTCAGGATCCGGATCGGGTCTCACTGGTGTTCCCGCCTCGGCTATCACGGGGACGGTCGCAACGGCCCAAAGCGTCGTCCAATCGGCTCAGCCGAACATCACGAGCGTCGGAACGCTCACGGGTCTGAGCGTCTCAGGGGGCGTAACAGCCGGAATCTTCTATGGGTCGGGTGCTGGACTTACGAATCTGCCCGCATCGAACATTTCAGGAACGGTCCAGAACGCCGTCGTGGCTCAGGTCGTGTCCCAAGCGTCCCAGCCGAACATCACGAGTGTCGGAACTTTGTCAAACTTGACCGTCACGGGTACGACGACTTCGGGAACGTTTACAGGTGACGGGTACGGTCTGGTGAATATCCAGGGCTCGAGCGTTACAGGGACTGTCGCTCAAGCAAGTATTGTTACTGGCTCTTATCAACCATATATCACATCTTTTGGAACTTTGACGGGTCTCACAGTTGTCGGCTCTGCATCGATAAGCGACGGGTCCGGTATTCTGAACATCACTACGAATCATTTGACAGGTATTCTCCCCTTGAGTCTTTTTCCGACGAGCGGCGTATCCTCAGGTACGTACGGGTCATCTGCGAACGTGTCCCAGGTGACTGTTGATCAGTACGGAAGAGTCACGGCCGCCTCGAACGTCGCCATCACATCGTCCCAGTGGGTCGGAACGCCGCCGGGTACAATTTATTACCAATATTTCGTCGGTATCGGGTCGACCGCAACACCCACATCGACGCTCCAAGTCACGGGGAACATATACGCCTCGAATGCCATCACAACACCGAGCGTCTATTTTACAAACACGATTCAGGCTACAAACCTTCCCAACTCGGGTGTCCTTGCTGGAAGTTACGGGTCTTCGTCGAACCTGGTCCAAGTTTCTGTCGACCAGTACGGAAGGGTCACGTCCGCCTCGAACCTTGCGACCCAATGGACCTTTGTTCAATCGAACGTGGCGTACGGAAACGGCGTATCCATAGGGACCATCAGTAGTCCACCCACGGGTTCGAACCTTTTTGTGCTTGGAACGGCCAACGTCTCGACGCTCTTAGCCGCCTCGGTCAACGCAACAGTCCTGAATGTCATTTCAGTTTCAAATTTGTCGACCCTCAATGTAAGTACTCTCAACGTCATACAGATTTCCAACTTGGCGAGCTTGACGACCAACCTGATAGCCTCCGTAGCAAACGTAGGGACCCTAAACGTCATTTCCGTGTCTAACCTTGCGAGCCTCACGACCAACCTGGTGGCTGCGGTGGCCAATGTAGGGACCCTGAACGTCATCACAATTTCAAACTTAAATTCCTTGAGTACCAACCTCGTGGCCGCGAGTGCCAACGTCACGACCCTGAATGTCGCCTCGGAGTTTGCCGGGTCCCTGAACGTGTCGGCAATTTCGAACTTAAATTCGTTGGTTACACCGTTGGCTAACGTCACATCAGGTTTTGTTGGGTCCTTGAACGTATCGGCAATTTCAAACTTGAATTCACTTGTTACACCTCTGGCCAACGTCACGACTCTGAATGCGGCCACAGAGTTTGTTGGGTCCTTGAACGTCTCGGCAATTTCGAACTTGAGTTCCCTCGTGACCCCTTTGGCTAACGTGACTCTTTTGAACACGGCGACGGAGTTTGTTGGGACTTTGAATGCTACGTCCGGACTCGTTGGGTCTCTGAACGTCTCAGGTATCTCGAACTTGAACTCTCTGGTTAGTCCCTTGATCAACGTAACCTCGGGATACGTAGGGTCCCTGAACGTTTCGGGCGTCTCCAACTTGAGTTCCCTCGTGACCCCTTTGGCTAACGTGGCTCTTTTGAATACGGCCACAGAGTTTGTTGGGTCTTTGAACGTGTCGGCAATTTCGAACTTGAGTTCCCTCGTGACCCCTTTGGCTAACGTCACGACTCTGAATGCCGCCTCGGAGTTTGCCGGGTCCTTGAACGTGTCGGCAATTTCGAACTTGAATTCACTTGTTACACCTCTGGCTAACGTGACTCTTTTGAACACGGCCTCGGAGTTTGCCGGGTCCCTGAACGTGTCGGGTATCTCGAACCTTACCACGCTCGTGAGTCCTTTGGCCAACATCACTCTTTTGAACACGGCTACGGAGTTTGTAGGGTCCCTGAACGTCTCGGGTATCTCGAACTTGAGTTCCCTTGTGACCCCTTTGGCTAACGTCACATCAGGTTTTGTTGGGTCCCTGAACGTCTCGGGTATCTCGAACTTGAGTTCCCTTGTGACCCCTTTAGCCAACGTGACTCTCTTGAATACGGCGACGGAGTTTGTAGGGTCCCTGAACGTCTCTGGTATCTCCAACCTTTCGTCTCTAGTTACACCTCTGGCCAACGTGACTCTTTTGAACACGGCCTCGGAGTTTGTTGGGTCTCTGAACGTGTCGGGTATCTCCAATCTCACAACGCTCGTGAGTCCTTTGGCTAACGTCACGACTCTGAACGCGGCCTCAGAGTTTGCCGGGTCTTTGAACGTCTCGGGTATCTCCAATCTCACAACGCTCGTGAGTCCTTTAGCCAACGTCACAACCTTGAATGCCGCGTCAGAGTTTGCCGGGTCTCTGAACGTTTCGGGTGTTTCGAATCTCACGACACTCGTGAGTCCTTTAGCCAATGTGACTCTCTTGAACACAGCCTCTGAGTTTGTTGGGTCTCTGAACGTTTCGGGTGTTTCGAATCTCACGACACTCGTGAGTCCTTTAGCCAACGTGAGTGTTCTAAACGTAGCTTCAGAGTTTGTTGGGTCTTTGAACGTTTCGGCAATTTCGAACCTAAATTCATTGGTCACACCTCTGGCTAACGTGACTCTCTTGAATACGGCTACTGAGTTTGTTGGGTCTCTGAACGTCTCGGCAATTTCGAACCTAAATTCCCTCGTGACCCCTTTGGTCAACGTCTCTGTTCTAAACGTAGCCTCGGAGTTTGTTGGGTCTCTGAACGTCTCGGCAATTTCGAACTTAAATTCCCTTGTTACCCCTCTTGCTAACGTCACGACCCTGAACGTCTCGTCCCTTGAAACCACGGGGAACCTGAGCGTCTCTGGAAACATCATCCCCGTGACCCAGGGAAACACGTACGTCCAAGGGAACGTGGTCGTCGCTGGAAACGTCTACTCGAGTCTCGGACAACTGGGTGTTGGTGGGTCGCTCTTTTTCAGTCTCGGGTCGGCTTACACACCTTCGACTTTTGTCGGGACAATTCCAGGTGGTGGGGCCCAAACAAACAGGATACAACTTTCGGCTTTTACGCAACAAGGAACAAGCACGTATATCAGGACATCGGCCAACGGGTGTTTCCAGTTTAACCAGACGGGCGTATACACTTTGGCATCTAATTTCCTTACAAATTTCAATAACGTTTTGGGCATAGGGATAGGCTCGAACGTCATAGACTATGGGACCCGAACGGACCAGACGTACCTGTACTCTTTAGTCCCTTTTATAAGTCAAAACCCAACAGCTATCCTCGAAGCACAGTTTTACGTCGCTTCAACCTCTTTATACTATTACGTCGATGCTTTTAGCGTCGATGGTATTTCTTTACAACCAACGTCCAACGTCAATGGCGGGTCATGGATATCCATCGCGCCCCTCGGAGGTGTTGCGGCCGCCTCACAGACTGTGGTCTTGAGTACGCTCGGAAACACGGTCACGGGTCAAACCGTGAATTACGCGGCCCAAATCACTGATTACTATATAGGGTGTTCAGCGGGTCCACTCACAGTCTCTCTTCCTATAGGGGCATCTCTCACCGCGGGAAAACAGTACGTCATCAAGGATGAGTCTGGAAACGCCGCCGTCAATCACATAACTATTCAACCCTATTCTGGAAACTTGATAGATGGCCAGACGTCTCTTGTCATGGTTATAAACTACGGAGCCGTAACCCTGTATTGGACCGGCACAGGATGGTCCGTGATCTAACAGGAACTTTGGCCGCCCAAGGCTTTTTTAAAGTTTCATTCAGGCGGTGCTAACGTACTGCGCGGAATAAACTCTATCGAGTTTATTAGATGACCTACATCCCAAACCTGACTGGCGTTACTCAGGGAACCAATCCAACCACGGAGGTTCTAGCGAGTAACGGCAATCAGTCTCTGAACGTGTGTATAAACGACCCGCGTTCGGCATTTAATGAAATGAGCGTCATTCAGCCGTACCCTTTGGCTCAGATTGATTTCGTATATGGAATCAGTACGCTCGTGACGACCAGTAACGTCCAGGGGTCCAACGCGACAGTCACAGCATCGGGCGGGCTCCTCAAGTGTACATCCAACGGCGCGTCGGGTGCTTCCTCGTGTACCTTGACCGCCAAGAAGTTTGTCAAGTACCGGTCGGGTCAAGGTTCTATGACCCGCGTGACCGCCTCGTTCGCTCAACCGGCGACGGGAACCCAACAACTGTGTGGCTCGGGCTTTGCGGTCGCAAACACGACAATCTTCATAGACTTTATAGGGTTCGGCTACGGAAACGCCGCGAGTCCTTCAACCTTCAGTATCCTGTGGCGTAACGGCGCGACGGGTACAGATACCTGGATCCCCCAGTCTCTGTGGAACCAAGACTCCGTGAACGGTGGGACCAAGTCCGGTATGACTCTGAACCCACAAGTCCTGAACCAGTACCAGGTCCAGTTCCAAAGTATCGGGGACATAAACCTGTACGTCGAAAACCCGGCGACCGGTCGATTCATCTTTGTTCACCAAATTCCAGCCGTAAATTACTCAGCCTCTCCAAACTTCCAGAACCCGACCATGCAAATCTCGTGGTACTCCAATAACGCCTCGAGTTCCAACACAATCACGCTGAACGGCGCGTCCGGTGGTCACTTTTTGGAAGGAATCAGGAACTTTTGTGGGCCGCGCGGAGCTCTCGCAAACTCACCGTCGGCTAATTTAGCTCTCAATACAGAGACTATGGTTCTGGCGATCAAGAACTCGACGTATTTTGGAACAAACATTCAGAACGTCATACCGAACCGGAGTCAGATCCACTTGAGAGGTTTCTCGGTCACGGCGGCAGGACGAGCAGGTGCAGGAACCAATCCCGACCCGTACTTTAGCCCGGCCCCGGCCAATGTTGTGTTCCGTCAGATCCGAAACCCTACAAACGGACCGGCACTCTGGACACCATATAACGGAACGAATCAGAGCGATACGGACGGATCGAACATTTACGGACAATCGACCCTAAGTTCGAACACGACCCCTTTAACGGGAATCACAGGAGGTTCAACCGGTTTCACGGTGACTATTCCGTGTG